GTATTCATACCATTTTATCGGTGTTCCGTTACCAACTCTTTGGTTTGTAACCACGTCAAATATTTCGTAAGTTTTAGTTTGTCTATCCAATTCAACTTTATAGTAAAACTTATCTTCAGGGACAAAGTTAAATTTATCAGGTAAAGAACCTTGTGAGGTATTCATCAGTTTAACAAAAACACCAAGTCTAGCATCAAAAAATTTTGCAGTCATATAAAATGTGTTAATGTCCAAAAATTGTGGGTTTCTTAACCAATACAAATAAAATCCTTCTGAGTCACCTACAAAATCTAAACTCATTGATGGTTTTTTAATTTGAACCGAAGGTAATGCTGTAGATATACTTGCGGTTTCGGTAGAGCCCTGTTGAACGGGTAAAATAACAGTAAAATAATTAGTTTGAGTTGTCCCGTTTGGTGAATCATAAAAATCCAATTTAAAAAATGATTTTGTGAAGGCTGGTCTGTAATAATAAACTTCAGTTGCATTAAAACCTTCAGGTAAGTAACTACATACCCAATTTAAAGGTGTCGAGGTATTAACATCATTAGTATTACCACTATAAAAAAAGAAATCATATTGAATTTTAGTTTGTTCCTGACCGTATTCTTTATGAGTAAATCTTAAAACTTCAAAATCATACCCATTACCAATAATCTCATTAACAACTTCCTCTTCGTATAGGTCAATACTTTCATCACGACCATAGAAATCCCATTTGAGTTCAACTGGTAACTCAATAACTTGTGGTATATCACCTAATATGAATTTATAACTATTATTCACAATCATCTATTAATGGGTCACTAACTCTAACCTGTTCTATATAATTAGTTCCCTCAGGGATTATTCTAAAAATTATGTCAGTGTGTGGGTAATGTTTATCATTTAAAAATGGGTAATTAACCCCTAAACCTGTTGAATCAATAAATCCGTATGGATATATGTCTCTCCATAAGAAAACACCCTCATTTTGTGAGTAATATGAGTAATCAGGTATTCCTTCAACATTTTTCTTATCACCAGTCTCAATATAATCAGAATAAACACGTAATGTTATTGGTGATAAAGGGTTGTAATAATAACCATATCTATTTGTTGGTGATTGCGGTGGTTTTGTAACATTAAATACAAATGGATTCATAGTGAATTTGTGGTATATTCTAGACATAACTCTTTCTTCTTGAGCCATATCATTCCATTCACAAAGGTCACCATCCAATACATCACCCTTATTTAAAGACCTGATGTATGTAAATGGTATTGATGTCCCACCAGGTCCACCTGTAGCACCCATAGGTGTATTATAAACATCGACAGGTAGATTTGTATCTGAGTTGGTATTTAATGTTGACCACCAATTATTAACATTATTATTAACTAACGGTAAATTAAATTCATACCCTTGTCGTAGACCGTTATATCCTTGACCATTAGTTTTTTGAGTTCCAAATGTAATACCAAAATATCCTTTCCAAATTGTTGTAACAAATAACTCAGTAATAGGTCTTTTTTGGTTGTCGACTAAACTATTAATACTAACATCTTCGTTGAAGGACAGTGTGTAGGATTGAGCACCCTCTTTTGTCGCAACTCTTGCAATTTGATTGGGTGTTAAACCACTACTCATATATTTTTGTTTTTTACCAAAAATATTTTGGTCAAAACCGGCATTCACCATGACAGCGTTATCAGACGATGTTAAAATTTTATTTCTTCTAACATAATATTCTGATGTTGTTTCAGTTAAATTAGCGGGATTGATGACTCTTTTGAATGTACCTGTAGTTCCAGATACGGTTAAACCTCCACCAGTGAATCCATAATCTGAAATTGTAAAAACGTATTCCTCACTACCTGAGGTACCGTCACCTAATGTATACACCTCAAATAAATCACTACCATTGTAACTAAAATTTAATTGTATATATTCACCTTCAGTTAATCCGTGTTTTACCGGACATCTAAACATAACAACATCCTGTCCCTTATATGTTGTTGGTAGTATTACATATGGTACACCATCACCTGACAACCAATTTATTACCATACCTGTCTTAGACTCAACCGCACTTAAGGGTTTATCATAAACATTTTCAAATGCGTAACTAATATAAAAATTCCAATTATAACTTGATGCACTTTTGGGAACGAAGGTTAAATGATTATTTGGTGGTTGGGTATAACCAGGTTCATTGTAATCCGTTCTAATGAAATCAAATTCATTATACTGTGGAAAACCTGACCAAGCAACTTGTAATGCGTTTGTACTACATTGTGAAATTGCCGCGGCGGTTTCATTTATATAATACATACTATTTTCAAATGGGGTATAATTACTCGTACCACTATAAGCATTGTAAAATAATAAATTAAATTTTGCGGTAGGTCTAAATGTATTTGATGCCTGCCTTTCATCAAAAAATACTTGTTCAAGATTAATGTTAACGTTTCTCTCAAACTGAACATTTTCTTTAGTAGTTTGAATTAATGGTACATTAACCATTAAGGTAGTGTCAGGTGCTGACTTGTACCTTAATGACCCTAAAATAACTCTTATTTCATTTAAATTACCCATCTTATAAAACTACTATATTTGTATCAACCCACTTAACTAGGAATCTATCATATGCACTTTTACCTCTTTTTAAACCAAAATAAAAGTGATATGGTGCCCCAACAGTTATAGCATCCGCAATCGGTGTGTTAACAGATTTACTATTGTAAGCCCATTCCAAATTACCTGAACCATCAACACTATAAATATATCCTTTAAAGTAATCATTTTGGTTTAGGTTTGATGTTCTAAAGTATCTTGATGATGCTAATAGTCTATCTAAACTTTGGTATTTATGTGCGAAGAATTGGTCACCATTAACACCTGTAGTATACCATTCGTTCTTTTGACTACCAAAAATACTAGGTGTACCTGAAGTTAGTTTCCATTGATACATCGGCACTTTTTGGGTAAACACAGGTATATTATTAAATCCGCAAGAATTTGTAATGTTAACGTTAGGATTTAGAATCGTTCTTTTTGGTGTTAAATAATCCCTAACTTGAGTATCGCCTGTAAAAAAGATACCAAAAAGTGGGTCTTCTCCTGACAATGAACTAACATAAATCTGTCCTTGTTGATTATAATTTGATGACTCAAAAGAGGCCACTCCCGCTTCAGAATTTATAGATATAGATTGAGCATAATCCGCATCAACCATATTATTAGGTCTTGTAAAGAATGAAAGAGGTCCTGCTCCCGCTGTGAATAACTGTGTTAAAAAGTTATTATTTGCCAATCTGGTTACGATAAATAAATTTAAAATCTCACTAACATCAGAATAACTACTACTATTTAACTTATTAGCAACATAACCATCAAAACCGTCTGACAACACAATATCTTGTAGATAATCCGCTCTTGGACCTAAATCCATCATTGTTGTTGGGAACTGTAAACTATATTCGTTACCATCGTAAGACCCGAAAAATCCTACAGGTGATTTTTTACCAACAAAAGAGCTATTAGACTTTCTAAATGGTGAACTTCTATAGTATAAATTATTAGTTGGGTGTAGTGTTATTACATCACGACAGAAATACGCACCTGTTACTTGATTTGGGTTACTAGACGTTGGTGACGAATAAACAACATCATTTTTAAAACCAAAAGCATATAACGTACCATTAATCCAATTATTGGTGAATAAGTGTCCGAACACATTTCGACATGCGGCATAAGTGATTGACAATCTTGACGACCATTCAACTAAAGTCACTAACTCACACGGTAATGAAACTAATGGTGTATTAACAAACACATAACAACCGTTAACAGTTTTAGGTTGTCCACCACAAATGTCGGAGTATTTATAACAACTATTATTATCAGGTGCTACGACTAATGAATTATCAGGTCCTTGTTGATAACACTCTAAAGGAACTTGACCACCACACTCAAAAGTACTGAATACTTCTTGAATTAACGATGGTTCATCAGTATCATCACCATTATCTAAAGATGCGTTAGTTGTTTGTGACTGAAGTAAAGTTGTACCAGAACTAGTTGTAAAAGTACCATCGTCACTAACCGTAAAAATTGAAAATGATGAGTTACTCTGTAAAGCAAAACTATTATTAATATTTTCTTGTCTATTAGTTGATGTTGGTAATCTGTCAGACCTCATTACAATTTGATTACCTGAAGTACCTAAATTATATCCAATTGTTGTGGTTGTTGGATATGAAGGTGCGTAGTAAACCGATAAATAAGGTGATGCAATAAACATAGGTTCAAAACCTAATCCACATGTTAAGTAAGTTGTGGGTAATGTACCATATAAACCACTACCACCTTCAATAATTTCACCATCAAAATATCCACGAGTGTTTGTTGTATTCGTTGTATAAGTATTACCCGTTAAATCGGTGTATTCTCGTGTAAACATATTATTAGAATTAACCGCAACCCCTTGAGGTCCCAAGTTAAACGCAGTTGACAATAATGGTACCCCTGTTTGTGGTATAAATGCCGCGTTATTATTGTCCATTCTTGAATAGTAGGACACTAAGTTAGATGTGAACGAGCTGAATCCTGCGGTGTTACCAACTGGTGCTGGCACGAAGTGGAATGAATCAAAATATAGGTTGTTATTACTATATAAATCTAATGATGTGTTAAACGATAAGTTGTGCTGAGTATTTTTAAAACCAGGTTTTACCGGATGGTTTAATTTGTATTTAGGCGCACCGTTAACACCTGATTTCACAACAACACTTCCGTTAGTGTTTGAGTGCCCGTATAAAATACTCAAATCATACTCACAATCAGACCTAGTACTATTAGGGTCAACACCTCTAACCAAGAAAACAACTCTTTGGTTTTCATAATTAACCAACGAATTTAAAGGTGCAACCAATTGGTTTTGTTGATTATAATTTAAGTAATTAGTTAAAAGACTACTACCACAATTAGTGTTTGACAATACCCTCGTGAATTTATAGATGTTCATGGTATTCTTTAAAAATCTTTCATTTAAAGAATTAGGGTTTGGTGTTGAACTACAAATTGAGTTAAAGTCAGAGTACGTGCTCGCGGTTATAACTTGGAAATACTCAATGTCCATAGGAAATTTAGCGTAAACCGAATCATTTGGGTCTTGCTGACTGGTATATGTTTGAGTTAATAAGTTATTGGGGTTGTTAAAATCCGCGTATTGTACGGTTATTTGGTCACCAGCATTTAGTATCGTAGTTCCCGTAATACTTGGTGTTCCATACTGATTCAAACTTGTAAAACCTGTTAAGTTAACATCAGTACTATTAAACAATGGTTGGAACGTTAGTAGGCTACCAGCTTGGAACAAAGGAGCCGAATTCGTATCTGCCAAAATAGCGATGACATTATCATAATGATACACATTATTTGCTGGGTTAAACGAAACTTTTATTCTGTTAACCCCACCACCAGGATTATTAGGTGAGTTATTAAAATATTTTGATTTATTGTTAAATAGATTAATTCTTTCGTATAATGGTAAACTTGTTGTAAAAATACCTGAAGTCGTACTACCACTAGTTATTTCCTGATATTGAGGTGCTCTTGTTTGAGGGGTTATTGGGTGCACTGTTGACCCTGAAATACCAATCGCCTGACCCGCAAAAAGGTTTTCGTAACTATTATTAGGTGTTGAGTATTGTATGTCTTCAACTTCATAAGACTCGGCGGTGGTTGTTTCAGTTAAATCTGAGAATAACGAATTTAATAACGCATCATAAGCATCATTTAACCCATTATCTTGTACAGTACTTAATAATGGTGCTGTTTGTTGACCTTGAGCACAATCACAAAATTCACAATCAGGGTAAGATAAACTAGGTAGAGCAATTTTGGTAATTTTATCGTAAGCTTCTTGGGTTTTTTCACGAGTTTTATCTAAACTATCCACTAACAATAGAATGTCAGTATTTAAAATTGATATAACAACTGAAACTAAAAACGCTATTACGTGTGCAACAACGATTAATAAAAATAAAATAGGTGTGGCAATTAATAATAATATTTGGAATAACAAATAAATAATATCAAAACGGTATACCGCGTCATTGGTTGGGAATTTATAATTTTCACTTTCACACTCACTATTAAGAATGTCTTTAATCGATATTATTTTAGAATTCCCGTAACCTTTTCTATATTGTGAGATTAATTGTGATATTGTGTAAACTTTGTTAAACTCCATCATATAAAATCTGTCCTCACAATCAATCGCTTCTTGAATCATGTCGGTGTCCCCGTATTCATCCCAATCTAAACTAAATGCGTAGGAGCTAATTGCTCTCGCATTGTCGTTAGGGTCTAACATAACATTTTGTAATGGGTCGATAAATTCACCATCAGAATCAACTTCACCCCACCCATATTCTTTAATGTTAGGGACCAAATAATACCCTCGTTTAATCGGGTCGGCACTCAATGATGGTGACTGATTCCACTTAACCTTAAATCGATATTTACCTTTTGTTGGTACCCCAACTTTTGGGTCAGATGAAATTACTCGTTCACCAAATTCATTTGTGGTCACATAATCCAAATTCATTGGGACATCAATTAGCCACGTACCATTTTCATCAATAACTTGACCACCTTGTTCTAAATCAAATTCTTCAAGAATAGGTCTTCCATTAATGTCTTGTTGTATTGTTTGTCTAATCGCTAAAATCTCACCAGGTCCTGTACTTAATTGACATAAATTACCCGCAGTTGGTTTTGATTTACAATTCTTTTTTAAGAAAGTGTCATCAGTTGTTGATATCAATGACCCCATAAAAATAGATGTTGGGGTAATGTTAATCTTGGTTTCAGCACTAACGTCAAAGTCGGTTCTCGTAATACCTAAATTACAAATATCGGGTTGGCCCCACAATGGTTCGACTTCAATAGTTCTATTAAAGGTTAGGATTTGGGGTAACTCTCTTAGATTAGTTGATGATTTGAACTTGGTACCAGAAACTTGGCTGTCGGTTGCAATACCCATTCTAATTAAGTCTTGAGGTGAAAGTGAAAACTCACCAATATCTGATAAGTCAACGTCAACTACGATTGTTTGAGAACCTGTCGGTACACCAAAAATCATGTAGTCACCACTTTCGTTAGTTACCGCATTAAACTTGTAATACTTATCGTAAACCTCAATTAAGGTTGGGTTAGTTAGGACATCTTCACGAGTAAAGAAAGTACCTGTGGCAGTGTGACCTCCGTGTTGTTGTTTGTAAGGTAAAAGATTATAACGGTAACCATCTTCGTTTAGGTCCGTTAATGTTTTGTATGGATAAAGCTCTGATATGACAGGGTCGTTTTCGTCAATATCTTCTAATGGTATGAAAACAGAAACCTTGGCGTTTGGGATACCAAAACCGTTGTTAACACTAACACGACCTACGATAACCCCATAGTCAGAACACTGACGAGTGTAAATTTGATTTTGTAATATTTTAAGTGATAAAATTTCGAGATATTCAAACTCTTGGTCAATCAGGACTTTAATTGAGCTATCAACACCAGGCTTTGTTCTTATTCTATAGGAATTTGACATAATAATCTTTTTTGATAAATAGTTTATATACTATTTTCAAAAAGATAAACCATTAATTTCTAAAATAAATCATCAAGAAAAATTAACCGTTGTAAGATTCTTAACACGTATATTAATGTCTTTATTCGGGAATCTTATTTGGTAAATTTGGTTTGGTTGTGCAAAGATAGTGTCATCGATTAATTCTATTTGACGAGTTACAGGGTCTGAATATTTTTGTGACGTTTGTGATGAAGAGTATTGACCCCCAACTAAATTGAAAAACTGCATATCAGATACCGCAATCACACCATTTTCACTTTGTATTAAACGTCTTAATTCAGATACAAATACATTCTCACCCATTTCTCTATTTAGAGGACTGAAGAAGTTGGTTACTATATTAATTAGTTGTGATATAACCGCACCCTGATTTTGACTATTATCTAAGACAACATCAACATTAACCCCTAAATCAATTACATTAGCCGTTTCTAATGAAATGTAATCATTAATCATTCGATAATTAGATAGGTAATTAGCAACATTGTTCTTGAGTGTATTTGATACTACTTCGGTTAATGAACCATTTTCGTCATAAGATAACATCTGAATTTTTATCTTATTATTTTCTTCAGTAATTGCAACCTTTGCAGGTGCACCGAACTGAGATGGCATCGTTCTAATAAGTGAATTATAATCGTTAATAGTTACCGCTCTGTTTTGAGCTGAGAAGTTAAACGCTACTAAGTTTCTAACTTCTTCAGTAGTAGGGAAATTAGCACCACCAATAGCCGCGGTCACATTGGTACAACGTAATGAGTTAACTACCGTAGTGTTTACGTTCTCAGATGGTCCGTTAACAAAGAATGATACCGTACCTATTTGGGTAATTGTGTTCACACCTAAATTACTTACTGTACCACCACCAACTCTGTATTGGACAAATAATGTTGTATTCGCCTTTAATACACTACCTAACGCAAAATTATTAGAGTATTTGTTAAGATTTAATACATAACCGTTTCTTGCAAACTCACGTAATTGTTCGTCAGCTGATTGACTACCACCACCAAAAGTCATTTTCAGATAACCTTCAGGTGTATATTCAGTAATAAACTTGTCATTAACCTGAATGTAACGACCAACTTTAATACCAGGTTTATCAGAAACTTTGGTTGGGTCTTCAATAAAAACTCTATCTTCGGCTAAGGCACTTACTTCGTACCATCTATTATTTAAACCTAAAAATTCTTGAGTGCTTGGTACGTTAGCATATTGTGTCCCATCTTTCAATAAAACACTCGTAACACCAAGTACATTTTTTTCAGGTAAAAATATTTCAACAAACGGTCTAACATCTACAGGTGTAATTACTCTTTTGAATACTTTAGTCACCCCGTTTACTACCGTTTCTCTTTTTACAATTGTGTAGTTTATTAATTTATTATTGGAATCAAAATTAGGTATTTTTAATCTGTTTGGGTATCCGTCACCACTAATTGGTGATGCGAAATCAATATCATAAACAGTTTCAAATGTTTGACCTCCACCACTAACTTGTGAACCTCTTCTTAATATACCACAATATCTAATATCTTCTTTATCACCAAATGCTGGAACAGTGATTGAGAAGTCGACCAATGAAACCGATGGTCTCATACCTGGTACTTTTAATCCGTAAGTTCTTGCAATATTAAATATTGACGACCTTTGTTGTGCGTACTGAAGTACCGTTTCTTGAATACTTCTATCAATATTATAATGTAAGTTATCGGTAACCGCCGCATTCAAATCCATTAAAACCGAGAATACTGACGCGTCATTAAAGTTGTCAACTGTCTCAGGATAATAAGTTCGTGTGAAATTAATCAACTCAGTCCTGATTGATTGGAAATCTCTAGTTGTATATGATATTTTCTTATTTGGCATATATTATTAAATATTGATGATTATAAAATCTGACGTACTAAAAGCACTATCAGTTATTGTATAATCAATTTTAATTTTTGCAGTATGTTCTAATTGACTTATATTTGTAACCTTAAATTCTCTTTGGTCATTTTCATTTACATAAGTACCTTTATTTTCTTCACCCTCAGAACCAGGTGTTACACTAATATTTGTAATTTTTAAGTTAGGCATATAATCCTCAACCGCTTGTCTAATCTCAGCTGAGATATCAGAAAATGTTGGTCCATCTAATGGTTCGAAAATATATTCATATAAACGAGTACCAAAATCAGGTAAAAAGTATCTACTACCCTTTCTAGTGAGAATCAAGTGAACCAAATCAGTTCTAATTTCTTCATCGGTAAAATCAGATAAATCTAAATACTTACCATCAAAAGAATCTTGAAAGGGGAAATTAATACCATATGTAAAACCATCTGCCATAACAATAAATATAGTGTCGTGATATTTTCAATAAATAGTTACAAAATAAAAAATCCCGACACTATGTCGGGATTATTGTCGTGATTATGTCGTGATTAGGAAGAACAACCAAAACATTCAAATTGTGAATCAGTTGGTTTCTGTGTTTCCTGAGTATAAGTCACTGTTGGTGTATCAGTTTTAGTAACAGGTTTTCTAACTTTAGTGATATCAACCGCCAAGTGTTTTGCTCCCGTAGATATTGCCTTAGTTCTAACATAATAACACAAAGTTTTCAAACCTCTTTTCCATGAGTGGAAGTGTGATGACGAAATCTTAGATAATGTCGGGTTTGACATGTATATATTCATTGATTGTGTTTGGTCAATAAATGGTGCTCTGTCAGCTGCCATATCTATTAATTCTCTTTGCGAAATCTCCCAAATAGTTTTGTACTTAGGGATTAAGTGTTCAATTCTTTTAACTTTTTTGTTATACGTCTTCTCTTCGGGGTCGAGGTAATTATTGAAGTTTATGTTTTGAACTGACCCGTCATTCATGATTATTTCGTTTTTCAAATCTTCACACCAAATACCAATCTTCTCAAAATCATTGATAAGGTACTTATTGACAATCATAATCTCACCACCAACAACTCTTCTGTTAAAGATTGCTGAGTGAGCCGGTTCAGTCATTTCGTAAGAACCTGTAATCTTAGCGGAAGATGCAACAGGCATCTGAGCCGTGAACAATGAATTACAAACACCCCATTTAGCAACGTCTTCTTTTAAAGTTTTCCAATCCCAAAAACCTGAAAGTTCATCTTCTTTAAGACCCCACATATCGAATTGGAATTCTCCTTTAGATAATGGTGAATCTTTAAAAAACTTATATGGTTGGTATTCTTCAGTCTTACACAATTCATTGCTTTCACTTACCGCAGCAAAATAGATAGTTTCAAAAATATCTTTATTTAATTGACGAGCTTCAGGTGAAGTGAATATGTAATCCATTAAATAGAATACGTCAGCAAGTCCCTGTGTTCCAATAGCGATTGCTCTTTGTTCCATACCACCCTTACGACCTTTCTCAGTTGAGTAGTTATTAACATCAACAACTTTGTTTAATGCTCTAACAACTTTTCTTGTCTCATCGTGAAGTAATTTGAAGTCAAATTTACCATCTTTAATGAAGTTCTTAAGAACCATAGAAGATAAGGTACAAATAGCCGTGGTTTCTTCATCAGTATACTGAACGATTTCAGCACAAAGGTTGGATTGTTTTACAACACCAATGTTTTGGTGGTTACTCTTAGAGTTAACACTATCTTTTGCCAATAAATAAGGAACACCAGTCTCTACTTGAGATTCAATAATCTTATTCCAAATTTCTTGAGCTTTAGTTTTTTTACCTAATCCTAATTGTACCGCTCTGTTGTAGTTATTTTCATATTCTTGACCATAACACTCCTGAAGTGGTTTAATACCAGCTTTGATAATATCGTTAGGACAGAATAAGTACCAATCTCCATTAGTTTCAACCGCTCTCATAAAGTTATCAGGTAACCATAATGCTGTGAATAGGTCACGAGCTCTAAGTTCTTCAGCACCTGTGTTCTTTTTAATATCTAACAAATCAAAGATATCCTTATGCCAAGGTTCTAAATAGATAGCCGCACTACCAGGACGACGACCTTGTTGGTTAAAGAATCTTAATGATTCATTAACAATCTTAAGATACTTCAATAGTCCACCCGCGTAACCACCTGAAGTACTAATACGACTTTCTTTACTACGAATGTTGGACATTGCTAACCCGATACCCGCGGCATCAGATGAGAATGTCGAAATGTCTCTCATGGTACCCAAAAGTCCGTCACGAGAGTCTGAATTATTATAATGTAATACACATGAGGCCAACTGAGGTACCTTTGTACCCGCATTAATCATGATAGGAGTTGCTGGTGAGATTAACTGTTGTGATAATGATTGGTAATACGCAACAGCTTCTTCAAATGTCTTAGTTACCCAAAGAGCAACTCTCATGTACATATGTTGTGGTCTTTCTACCGCAACCCCACTCGGCGTTTTCAAAAGATACATCTCTTGTAATGAACGCCAAGCAAAATAATCGAAGTTATAATCATTATCATGATTGATAACTTTATCAATGTTTTCAGCACCGTATTTGTTAATAGTGTTAATTAAAATTTCATTGATAGTACCGTGACCATATAACAAATTCATAGTCTCAGAGAAACTTTCATTAGTTTCTTTGTGATACGAAGAGAGTTCTACCGAGGATGCCAAACGTGAGTAGTCGTGATGACTACCCGTGTAAGACGCGGCAATGTCATATACTAGTTTATCAAGTTCTTTTGTAGTAATTAAACCTTCAGTTGGTACTGAAGTAATTACCTTAATAAAAATCTCGTCTGAGTTTACACTCAAACTTTTCGCCGCTCGTTTTACTCTGTTATAAATCTTCTGTGGGTTGAAGGATACTTCCTCCCCACCTCTTTTTTTAATCTTTAATGACATATTATATAGTTTAATTAATTAGAAATCGTCCGTAAATGAAAGTGTTTCATTTAACTTCGCCTTTTGGTATTCAACCGTTCTTGATTCAAAGAAGTTACCTTTAGTTTCAACCGCGATTTGTTCCATAAATTTAAATGGTTGTTCTACGTTGAATTCTTTTTTACAACCAAGTTTAACCAATAATCCGTCAACAACAAACTCTAAATATTGTTTCATTAAGTTTGAGTTCATACCAATTAACGAAACAGGTAATGATTCGGTAATGAATTCTTTTTCAATTTCAAGTGCTGATAGTAAAATCTCTCTAATTCGTTTCTCACTTGGTCTGTCTTGGATGTGGTTATTTAACAAGTGAATTGCGAAATCACAGTGTAGGTTCTCATCTTTAAAGATAAGTGAGTTAGCATTACACAAACCTTGCATTATACCTCTTGATTTCATCCAGAATATTGAACAGAATGAACCTGAGAAGAAAATACCTTCGACAGCAGCAAACGCCACCAATCTTTCTTGGAAAGACGCGTTTTCAATCCAATCTAAAGCCCATTTAGCCTTTTTCTGAACTGCAGGTAATCTATCGATAGCGTTAAAACACTCGTCTTTTTCTTGTGGGTTTGACACATAAGTATCAATTAATAAAGAGTACATTAATGAGTGAATGTTCTCCATCATCAATTGAAATCCGTAGAAGAATTTAGCCTCAGGGTATTGTACTTCTTTAAGGAAGTTTTCCGCTAAGTTTTCATTCACAATACCATCAGAAGCCGCAAAGAACGACAATACGTTTTTAATAAAATATCTTTCGTTGTCTGATAGGTTCTCCCAATCTCTAATATCACCCGTTAGGTCTATTTCCTCAGCCGTCCAAAACGCCGCTTGGTGTTGTTTGTAGTATTCCCAAATATCATTATATTCGATAGGGAAGATAACAAATCTACTCGGATTTTCTTTTAATATGTTTTCCATAATTTAATTATTATTTTCTTCTTTTTTAGTTTGTTCTTTTTGTTTTCTTCTATCCAACAAATCCTTGATTCGTTGTCTGTTTCTTTCTTCCTGTTGTTCTTCAAGACCTAAGAATGTTACCGAACTTTCAGTATCAATTTCTAACATTCCGTTGTCAAATTTACAGTTTTCAAATACAACCCCGTCATCACCGATACGTGATTTAGTGATTGCAATAGTCGCTAACTTCATCTCTTTTTGTTGTAATGACTTAGCCACTGAGATTATAACGTGACCTACTTGTGCTTTCTTAATAGAACCACCCATTTGGTCTGTTGTTACAACATCAGATGATATTGATTGACGGTTACCCTGAGTCGCAGTCCAACCTACAAGGTCAAGTTCGTGACACATTGCTTCAAACGCTCTCATCACAGAACCTTCAGATTTCCACTCATCACCTAAGTTTCTATCAGGAACCACACAATCAATGTAATCCAATAGTACCATATCAATTCTGACACCGTCAGCAATCATCTTTCTGATTTGGTTCTTGATTTGTAACATACTCATAGTGTCTGATGGTAGTTTCTTCAAGATTAGTTTGTTTGGCATTGTGGTTTTAATCTCGTGAACCTTTGCCATAACATCATCTTTCTTCAAAGATAGTTCATCAGGATGGATTTTCGTCCATAATGTGAAATGCTTTCTTTGAATAATTTTTGGGTTATCCTCAAAAAAGATTTGTAAGACATTATAACCCAAGTTGAAAGCGTGGTTTGAAATTTTTGTTAGTAGTGTAGACTTACCTACACCTGTTGGTGCTAACACAACACCAATTTCGCCTTTTGCTAAACCACCTTTTAAAAGTCTATCGATACCAGGTATTCCCATAGGGATTGGGTGACGATAATCCTCGTTTAACACCTCTTCCAAATTAGCAAAAACATCAGACTGTCCGTCTTCTCGTTGACCTACTTGTAGAGCAGTTCTAACAAGTTGTTCAACCTTATCGTAATTCTCAAATTCACCACCATCGATGATTTTTTGAGCTTTGTTCATCACTTTTTGTAGTTCTTGTTGTTTACAGAACTTAAGTGCTTTCTCTTGAACGAATTGTCCTCCTTCAACATTAACTTCTTTAATCTTCTTGATAGTGTCAATAACGATTTTTGATGCTAATTCTTGCTGTAATTCTGATTTTGTAATCTGTTCTAGTGTGTCAAACGTAGGTGTGTGTTCGTACTTTACATAGTACTCTTTCACCATTTGAACAATGAGTTTGAAATACTTGCTCTCGAAGTAATTCACCTCAAGAACATCAATAATAGTTCTTGCAAACTCCTTATCAACGATGATTTGGTTTAATAGTTGGAGCTGAAATCCGCTACCAAGATATTCAAAATTTTTGTTTGACGCCATAGTAATTCTCTGTTAGTGTAAAGATAAATATTAGACAGTTAGAGGAACACCCATGTAATCCAATGTTAAATTTTTGGATGAAAAAATGTCAGTCAAAGACATAAGTAAATTTTTTAGGTGTGGGCGTACGTCCACGGTATATCTTACCTTCGGAGGGTATACTTTCGCGTTAAACTGACGATGACAAATTGTCATGTCCCCATGTTTAACAAAAATGTTAATATGTTCAGGTCCATCAGTGTAAGAAGTCTCTAACATACTTGGGTTTGTCATGATTTCATCCATATTGTCCATCATATAGACAACCGTTTTCATCTTAAGTTGATACTCAATGTCGTTTGAAAATTGTCTGATTAAATGATACAAGTCCATCGAACTTTTTGCCTTAGGGTTAAAATCCCTAACGTTAAAAAATCGTTGAACGATAATGTTGTCATTAACCATCATCAAAAACTCAAGTTTCGTTGCGTCGTTTTGTTCTTTCATAATTATTTTTTTTTATTTTACTTGTTTGAATTTACGTTTTTCTTTTCTTGTTAACTTTAAAAAGGGTTTCAAAAAATATACCCAAGCATCATCTCCTTTTGGTAGATATTTGAAGAACCCATCTTCCATCATCATTTTGATTAGGTTCTTATAACCTCTACCGTCGGGGTCAAGACTCTCACGGTAATAAAGTTCCACTAATTCCTTAGCTTCATCAGTAATAAGGGGGTTTGACAAATCAACAATCTTTTCATTAATCTCAAAAAATTCATCTCCATATATACCTGTTTTGGTTTTACCACTTAACAAATTTTGTAATACTTTGTTTTCCTTGTCTTCTTTCAAAAGGTTTTCAGCCTTTAATAAAATATCGGTAACAGTTACCGTTTCGTCAAGCACCTCAGGGAACAATTTCGCAAATGTCTTCTCCCCCAAGAAGTAGATGCCATCAATGTTATCTGACTTGTCCCCCATTAAAACCTTACAGGTCTTGATGTTACCGTGTGGAACTTCGATGTCATGTAACTTGATATTATCCCCATTCTTGTAGAATTTTTTTGAATTCGGTGAATAGATTGACACCTTATCTGAAATAAGTTGTGTCAAATCTTTATCACCTGAAAAAATTGTTTTATGTTCGTTCTCAGATATTTGACAGTAATAAGCGATGAGGTCATCAGCTTCGTTATTGTCAATGAGAACTTGTCTTACGAACATCTCTTCGAGGTATTGTTTCACCCTCTCCTTTTGTTCTTGGAATGAGTCCATTTTAAACTCATTCATGTCGTTTCTACGATGTTCTTTGTATTGGGGGTAGATAGTCTTCCTTGCAGAAGAATTACTGTCTCCATCCCAAAATACTACGACCTTATCGTAATTGTAATCTTCTATAAACCGTCTAATTGTGTTTATGAAGTGCCAAGTCCCTCCAATATGTTTTCCATTATGGAAGTAATCTCTTACACCATGAAACCCAATTTTAAAAAGATTGTTTCCGTCAATTATTAACGTT